TTGTAACTGAAATAGAAAAGATAAAAGAAACCATAGCTTTAATTAATTTTCCTTTGTCAAAGCACTATATAACAGTAGAAGATGAAGGCGGTACTGAATATTTTCAATCTAATGAGTTTATAAAGCCGATTCCAATTACAATGGAGTGGATTAGAAAATTAGGGTTTATATTTGAAGATATTGGGAACGATGCTAATTTAACAGAACAGTTATACAGAAAGGCATCAATTGGGGGCGGTTCAACAGAATTTAAAATAGAATTTGATACACGTAATGAAACTTTTACATTAGATTTTATCACAGGGAGTTTAATCAATTACGCTTACGTTCACCAACTGCAAAACCTATACTATTTACATAGAGGGTTAGAGCTGCCTGAATCAATAGAAGTAGATACTTTTTAACAGTTACAAACTAAAACAAAATGAATAAAAAAAATGTTACGAATCAAACTAAAAGCCCTAACCATTTAGGAGGTGCTGTTATAAGCCGTTTTTTATGTTCTCGAATTGTCGGGCATAAGGTTGATATTTCAAAAACAGATAGCGGTTATTTATATTGTCAAAAGTGTAATTCACATGAATATTATGATAATGATTTTGATGTGCCTGCAATGTTTTTAATACCTTTTTACATCAAAAGGTATTTTAGAAATAGAATTGCAGAATGGAAATATAAACGGGATAAGTCAAATGAGCTGCCGTTCTAAACCCACAAATTATTCACTTTAAAGATAAAACAAAATGAAAACACTATTCTTATTATTAATGTTTATTCCTTTTATAGTTTTTGGTCAATCCAAATCTAAAGGCAAATTTATATCTAGTGGAATTTTCGGCACTGCTGGGGCTTCCCTTGCTTTGGGTGCATACTTTTATAAACAGAAAGAACCGCAACTGAAAGATTATAGGCAAACCAGTTCAAGCATTCATGGCATAGACCATAACAGCTTCTACACGCATTGGAAGGCACACAGGCGCAACGTTAGAACAATGTATGCTTTGAGTGGCGTAATGGGCGCAATATCCTTGTTTCAATTCACCACAGGGCATATTAAAATTATTACCAATAAAAAGACACAACTTGTTTTAAATCAAAATGAGTTACATTTGACATTAAATTTTTGAAATGAGCAAGCAAATATCAGACGCTAGTAGACCTACCGCAACCGTAATAGAAGATACAGACTTCTTTGTTTTAGACAGGGGTGAAAATGGCGTTACTTATAGAGTTCCTGGTTCTTTAATTAACGCTCCTTATAGAGTTTGGGCGGGGATTGTAAGCCAAGTGGGTACAGACGACCCAACAGCTATAGTTTTGCAAAACAACTTATTGGGGGCTATAACGTTTGCATATAATGCTTTAAATGGTTTTGATATTGAGTCTGTTGGATTATTTACACCAAATAAAACGCTTGTGATATATTTATTTGGTTCACCTAGCTACATAAATAGCAATTTGGTTCAAGTTAATAGCACTGGATTTATTAACAGATTCTTAGAAATCCGTATCTATAAATGATATACATACCAACAACCAGCAATTTGGTTTGTGGTAATTGTTACCAATTAAACATAAATATTTCAGATTTTACAACTGATATTGCTATAAGTTTTGGCAATTACATACCCGACAATGGCTTTGGCGAACCTCAGTTTATAAAAGTTGGTGATATTGGAGTTGTAACTGCTAACGGTAATGCAACATTTACGTTTGACACTCCCGATTGTCAACTTTTCAACCCGCCAGTAAATGCTATTGAATTAAATATAGGTGACGCCTTTATAAATTCAATATCATTAATACTTGACGAAGCGTGTGTAGGGGCTATGTGTAGTGAATGCTATACAGTAAGAAAAGATTGTTACCCGACTATAGAAATTATATACTGGAATGAAAAAGACAGCTATAATTTGAGATATTTAAACACTCAATTTAAACAAAGTTTATATATTCAGGGTAGTATAAATGCTGTTGATTATCCTTATAACATCGAGCAAATTCATAAATATGGCAATGGATTAAAAGCACCCATTAAAACCGATTCAGAAGAAGTGTTTGAAATCGTTACTAAGCAGCAGCCGACATACATAATTGATGCACTTAGAATAGCTTTAAAAAGCAAATACTTAATGATTAATGGCGAAAGCTACTGCAAAGTTGAAGGCAGCATAACGCCTGAATTTGATGTTACTGAAAGCCTCGCAAGCCAAGTAGTTTTTCAAGTGCAAAAAAATAATCAAGATTTATTTGCCGAAATTGTTTAATTTACATTAAATTTGATACATGATAGTACATGTCAAAGAGAAAAATAGTAATAGATTGCCGTTTCCGATGGCTCTATCTAGTGCTGAAAGATATGTTGAAAACAATCCTAACTTTGAAATATTGGGCAGCGAAACGATTGCACCAGTACAAAAAATAACTAAAAAAAAAGCAGCAAAAAAAACTGCTGTTCGTAAAGATTAAAAGAAGAAAGGCACAACTTTTTTTTTAATCTTTAAATTTAACAAACATGCTTTGTATTTCAAACTGCGCACCCGCTTTACCGTTTTCAGTTGTTGGTTCTAATTGCGGTGACATTGACACTCGTGAGGGTGGTATTAGCTACTTAATTGCTGCAAAATGTAGCGTAGCGTTTAACCCCGCTGTGAACCCGATTACGGATTGGGAAAGTTGGGAAGCATTAGTAAACAATAGAAGCATCATGCTTTCACCGCCATTGAGTTCAGGTGATAAGCCTGAAACCGAAACAGCCTCTGAAAGGGTTTCAACATGTAACCCTGAAACGGTAACGAGCGAAACACATTTAATAAACTTTCAAAGTAAGTTTGCTGATTTAGTGAACCTCACAGACTACGATTTTTGGGGAACTATTAAAGAAAATTTACAGGCTTATAATATTGGGTGGCTTGGTTGTGATGGCTTGGTTTATGTTAACGGCAACATCCCAGGCTATCGTATGTTCGGCAATGTATCGGAAGTGATTCCTGAAAACAACGAAGCGTTAAAATATTTCATGGGTCAATTAAAGTTTAAATATAAAGGTTTAATTAAGCCTACAAGAATTGAGAACTTTATGGCTGCCTTTGCGAATCAACCTATAAGCTGATAAATGTCAATAACGGATTTACTGGTATTTTGGAAAGCAAACGAACCGCAGGTTAAATCCAAGTGGGTAGATTGCTTTGACCAAATGGCGGTGCATTCAAGAAAGTATTCACCAAAGAAACTAATTGAGATTACCCGCCCCAGTGAACCGAAAGACATTTTAAATTATAGACTAGCTACGGATGAACCGATAACACACGCCTCGATAAACGAGGCTATAATTCGTGCTAGTAAAATAATTCACAACTCGAACTATTCAGTAGATTTATCTGAAGAGTTGAGTAATTATATTAAAGATAATTTTATTGAAGAGTTCGATTCAAAAGGTACTCCCGATTTAGTATCTTTTGAAGATGTACTGTTTAATAGATGCTTTAGGTACTCGTGCGAAACGGGTAACGGTGTAATAGCGTGGATTCCAATGAACGCCTTTGATGTTAATGCAGCACCTATTAATCAAGCTGCAACCGAACAAGTTAGGCTAAGTTATTCAATTATAGAGCCTAAGAACATTATCGCTTTACAAAGCAATTACTTCATATTTAGATTAAAGAATAAATATAAAGTTGTAAGAGATGAAATGGTAAGTTATGAAGACCAGTACATGTATATTGATAAAAACAGGTATGTTTTATTGCTGCCTTTTTTTGATAAAACTTCAATATCATATACTGAAAGTCCTTGGTACAATATCGCATCTGTAAACGAAGAAGGTATCTATGTTGAAGAAGATGCAGCCGACACTTTGCCCATTGTTATTACGAAAGGTTATGCAACTTATGACATACATCAAAACCTATATTACGAAAGCTACTTCAGTGGATTTGTGCCATTGGCAAACGAAGCCAAGCTGGCTTATTCAGATGACAAAGCGGTTAGGTTAATTAACAACTTTCCAGTACGTGAAGAAAAAGAAGAGGAATGTGATGCGTGTCATGGCACGGGCAAAATAAATGATGTAACGTGTGGTTCTTGTGGAGGTACAGGCTATAAAAGCGCAAAGTCGCCATATTCTACATATAAAAAGAGAGAACCCGCTTTAGGTCAAGATTCTGAATGGGCAAAAGTACCTGCGCTAACATACATAGAGCCTCCAGTTCAAGCTCTAAAACATTCATTTGAAGTGTGGCAATTGTTTTTGGACAAAGCCGAGCAAAAGGTAAATATTAAATTTATAGACGATGCACAAAGTGGCGTTGCGAAAGACATAGATAGGGAAGGGCTTATTGATTTAAGACTTTCAATATCTAATAACTTTTTTGATAACATCATGTACAAATCTTTTTGGATTTGTGAAATTTTACTAAAGCCAAATTCGGCTGACAGACAAGAGCCTATAATAAAGAAGCCCACAGCAGCCGATTTAAACTATAAATCTACTGCTCAATTAATAACAGACTTACAACAATATTCAAACGGGAGTGTGCCTCATTTTGTAGGTTCAATGAAAATTTTAGAAACGATAGGGAAATTATTTCCAGACGATTTACAAAAGCAAAAGTTCACTAAAGTATTAATGTTTGTAGACCCTTTATTTGGCTATTCGACACAAGAAACTAGTATGATTGTGCAGAATAGCACAACTAAAAAAGCTGTAATTACACACTTGTATGCTGAACATGAATTGATAAAATTAAGTATGGAAGATGAAGACCTTTTCCAAAAAGATATTAAAACTATTGCGGAATTGTTGATTAAAAAGTTAGACGTTTATTTAACACCCGATTCATTAGAAATTACTAACTTATTCCCAATTGGCTCGTGAAACTTATTTTAGCGATAGAGAAAAAATATTTGGGAAGGCGGAAACAATTCTTACAGCCGACTTTTCAAAGGTAAATAATAATATATTAAAAGAAATAAAAGGAATATTAAAGGAACTCGATATTTCTGCGGGCAACATTGCCGTTAATTCAGCGCAAAATAGGAAAATATTAAACACTGCGTTTGAGAGAGTAAAGGCTTCAATACTTGAAACCGATTACAAAACTAATGTAACAGGTTATTTAAGAAGCTTTCAGCAAATAAGTGATAATAACATTCTATTTCACTCAACAGTAAATCAACTTTCAAATGTTGATAACACGATAACACCGCTTCAATCCATTGCGGTAAAAAACACTTTAAATTCGTTATTAGGCAATGGCATGGATGCTGCATTTACAGATGCTTTAACTCGCAATTTACAAGGTTACATTACGCAAGGTGCAAACATTACGCAAGTTGAAAATAGCCTTAGTCTATTCATAAAAGGCGATAGTAAAAACTTAGGTAAATTAGAACGTTATGTAAAGCAAATTGCAGGTGATGCTATACGCCAATACGATGGGCAATTACAGGGCGCAATACAGGCTGAATACAAGCTAAATGCCGTTAGTTATGAGGGTAGTTTAATAAAAGATAGTAGACCGCAATGCGTGCGCTGGGTGAAGCAAAAAAAAGGTGTTTTAATGGTTAAAGAGTTGGTAAATGAAATCGAATGGGCATTTAAAAATGGTAGCGGAATGATTCCAGGGACTTTGCCCGCTACATTTTATCAAAATAGAGGCGGTTTTGCTTGCAGACATGCAGCCACAGCAATAAATATAGTAGAAAAATGATAGAGTATTTGATTATAAGCGTAATAATTACGGGCGGTGCAGCCTACCTCATTTATTCATCATTTGAATATGGAATGTTAAATGATTGGTGGATTATATTTTGGGCTAAAATCGTTTTGAAATATAAAAAAATTGATTACAATTCAATCTCTGATAAAGATTGCATTGAAATTGCTAAGATGTATAAAGTTATGAAACCGCTAGGAACTTGCATAAAGTGCTTTGGGTTTTGGTTTTGCTTAGTGCCATCTTTCATTTTCTCATGCAGTGTTACAACTTTTTTGTTTACTTTTATAGCATCAACAATACTTTCAATATGGCTTGCTGTAGCTCTATCAAACAATTAGGAATGCAATCTTATTGTGACTCTATTACGCTTCCACTGTTCGCTCCAATAAATGGAACTTACAGAATTATTCGCATAGATAGGCCTGCAAGAATTGTTAACGCCCAACGCGAGGCTAATTTACAGATTTCTTTTAAAAACATTTATTCAGAAAGCGAAACTATGACATTTCAAGTGTTAAAGCCCGATGGCGAGCCGCTAACTGATATTGATGGAAATGATTGCTTTCGTATAAAAATAATTCCTTTTCAAGATGTTACTGAAAACCTTTTTTAAAAGATTTAAGCACGAGTATCAGAACAGCGATTTTGATATGGAATTGATTTTTGACAATGGTAGACATAGGTTTTACACTTACAAAAATCCGATTCAGTTACCTTACAAAAGAACTGAAGCTGCATTAACTTACTCACGATATGCCCAAATGTGTATAACAAATGAACTTCTAAAATCTTCATTAGATGCTTTGATTATCGCTAATAACAAAGGCGATAAGTCAATGGTAGGACATATAGCAAATAATTTAATTATCAACGAAACACACTATGGCGAGCGTAATAGCTTATTAAATTTAGCAACGGTCTATTGTGTTTTAGAGGGCGAGCCGTGCGAAAAATACATACAAAGTTGGCAGGATAAAAAACTAAAAATATGGCAGGACGATGAGGACTGCCGTGATTTTTTTTTAATATGGGCATACAAAAAGGTGCCCAGTTTTATGACAGCACAGAAAGATATTATCCTGAATTATTTAGCAAACCAACAAAGCAAAAATCTAATACTGAAGCATTTGGTGGAGGAGACATTGTTAAGTTCATCAAAGCAAGAAACAAAATAGCTATGGAAGTTGCAACCACTATTTCAGTTTCTGTTGATGAATTGGAAGTGATGCCATACTATAAAGTTATTGAGCAATATCAATTTGCCATTTCAAAATTAAAAACTAAATGACACTTATAAAAGAAGTCATATTAAAGCCTCGTTTTTCCACCGAAGATATAAATTCATCGGCTGCGCAAGTAACGGCAGCTTTGAAACCAGTTAATGAGTTAGGAAAGGAAATTGAAACTACTTTTAAAGAAGCGTTCGACCCGAAAAATATTGAGACTTCACAGCAAAGAATATTTAGGCTAACAAAGACCATGTTAGAGCTGAAAGTGGCGGGTAAACAAAATTCAAAAGAATTTAAAGAAATAGCAGCGGAAATTCGTAAAATAGACGAATCGGATGCTATTGGAAAAGTTGTTAAAAAGTCAACTTCTTTAAAAGGCGAACTAAGACAGATAAAAGAAGAGTTGGCGGGCATGAGCGATGTTGGAAGCCCTGAATTTGAGAAACTTTCGATACGTGCTGCAAAATTAGAAGATTCTATTGCGGACGTTAACGAACGGGTTAAAGTTCTTGCTTCAGACACCTTTAAGTTTGATGCAGCAGTAGGAGGCATTAGAGCTTTGACCGCTGGCTTTGCCGTTGCGCAAGGTGCAGCAGCCTTGTTTGGTGATGAAAGCGAAGAAGTTCAGAAAGCATTATTAAAAGTACAGGCAGCTACAGGTTTGCTAATCGGTGTTCAAGAACTATCTAACATTGCAACAGGTCAAGGTGCATTTAAACTTGCAGTATTGAGTGCAGCGCAAAAGGTTCAGACATTTGTTACAACAGGTGCAACGGTGGCTGTTAGAGCCTTTAATGCAGCTTTAATAGCGGGTGGTTTAGGTATAGCAATAGCAGCCATAGGTCTATTGGTAACGTATTGGAAAGATATTGCGGAATTTACAGGCATAGCAACGGGCAACTTAAAAGAAGCTAAGCAAGCAGAAGAAGATTTAGCGGAATTGGTTAAAAAAAGAAAAGACGAAATTGAAGATTTTGCAAAAACTTATAAAGGCGTAATAGGTCAAGCAAAGTTAGAATTAGAGTTAGCAGAAAAAAGAAAAGCCAGTGAAAAAGAAATTCTAAGTTTAAAAGTTTTTTTGAATATTGCAGAACAAGAAAAAGTTAAGTTTGCTATTCAAAACAAACTGCTTTCAGAAGATGCTTTGGCTAATGAAAAAATTAAATTAAGACTGCTACAGGCGGAGTTAGAAGGGTTGCGTAAAATAGCAGCCGTTGCGCCACGAACTAGACAGACACCTATAGACATTGAAGGGATTGGCGAAGATTATCTTAAAACATTAACATTAGCAAATAAAAATATTGGCAAAGATTTAGTTGATACCCTAAAAAAACTCGATGTACCACCTCTTGTAATTCCTATTGAAATACAAGAAGCAATTGAAAACATGCGATTCATACAGCAAGAATTGCCTGGAATGATAGTTGATGGCTTGGGTAATGTTGCGGACACAATATTTCAGGTAACATTGAACCGCCAACAGCAAGAATTTGATTCAGAAGTTGCCAATTTAGAGCGTATTAAAGATGCACGAATTGCAAACGAAAATATAACATCAGATGAAAAACAGATTATAGAAGCGCAATACCAAGCTAATGTATCTAAACTTAGAGAAAAACAGTTTAAAAGAGAACAACAAGCAGCCGTTTCCCAAGCACTATTAAACGGTGCTTTAGCAGTTACAAATCTTGCTGTAAAAACAATCCCTGGCTCCCCCGCTTTCTTTGCGGGCTTAGCATTAATTAAAATCAACACTATAGCGCAAATTGCTGCAATTAAATCAGTTCCACCACCTGCATTTAAAGATGGTGTTATTGATTTTAAAGGCAAAGGCACAGGAACATCTGATAGTAATCTTGTTAGGATTTCGAGGGGTGAAAGCGTTATGACTGCCAAAGAAACATCGGAGAATTACGATGCTTTGATGGCGATTAGGAGAGGTCAATTCAATAAATTCTTAAATCAAAAAGGCTTTGAAACGCAAAGGCTATCTAAGCCTGTAGGACAAAAAGAGAAAAGAAGAACCAATATAAAAAGTAGGGGAAGGGAAAAGATTATCATTGAAAATTACGGGCAAATAGCTAATAGTTTAGCATCGAAGCTCAATAAAGCTGCATACACGAAGCGCGCATGATAGAATTTGAAATATCATACAATAATATTACAACCAAGATTAAATCACCAATAGGGTGGCAGTCATTGGCATATCAGCTTGTTAGAGACGAAGTATATAACGGCATAGATTTAAACGTTACAGCAGAGCTAACATTCATTGACGATGGGTTTGACATTTTAAACCAATTTATTTATGGTAGAAATTTCGATGCAGTTTTAATACTTCATCTGTGGTATAATGATGTCTTAATTAAAAAGTTTAAAATCAATTTATTCGATTACAAACTTCAATCTAGACAAATAGAAGTTTCGGTTACTCAAATTTCGTTTTCCCAAGCATTAAAAAATAGAGAAAACTTAACAGTTGACATTTATAAACCTAACAATATTGATGGTGATTTACTAACACCTGTATCATTATTAGGGTTTCCTTTTTTATTTTCAGAAATACCAATATTTTTAAATTCTAAACTTGAAAATTTAACTAATTTTAATTTTTTTAAAGAAGAACCAAACTTTGATTTAGCATTTACAGGCATTGTAAATTATAGGGGCTTACCGCAACTTGACATTGTTTTGGGTGAAATTCAAAACACCTATAGCGGGGGTTCATCAACTCAATTTGTTTCTTCAGCAAACGCAACTCCTATAGAACCATATTACATAGATACTTTAAACCAACAAAATTCAAACATAAAAAACGAATATTTAGTTGAATATGATTTGAGTGGCAATATAGGAGACTTTTGTTCGACTGCCCGTTCAAGGCAGATGGCTTGGGAAATAAATCTTATTTATGGGCTTAGAGATAATCTTACTGCAATTAATTTAGGCTCGGGGTCTGCTAGTGGTGGTAGCAACTTTCTTACAGCCCCGTATTCAATTGTTGGAAGCCAAACGTTACTTTTAATTCCTGCCGATGCAGTAATTTTTATATCTATACAAGTACAATCTCTTTTTACAACGGGTGCGCCTGGACCGAATCATGCTTTTCAGCAAGGCACGTTTTCAAGTAATTGGACTATCCAAGTAAATCAAAAAAGCGTATTAGTAAACACTGAACATAAAACAACGCCTATATATGAGTTCGTTAATAGATGCTTGGAAAGCATTACAGGTAGAAATGATGTATTAAGGAGTGATTACTATGGCAGAACAAATAGCGAACCTACGCCTTATCCAACAAACGGTTTAGGCAGCTTTAAAGTGCTAACTAATGGCTTTAATATTCGTGGTTTTGATGAACAAATAGACCAAGAAAGCCCCGACTATAAACCACCATTGATAAAATGGAGCGATTTGTTTGACAGCCTAAATGCCATTGATAATTTAGGCGTTGATGTTGGAAGCGATTATGTAAGACTTGAACCTAAATCATATTTTTATAATAATAATCTTATAAAAAACTTAGGCGAAATAAAAGATGTATTATTTTCGTTAAAGAGGTCTTTATATTTTAATGAAGTTAAAATTGGCTATGAAGATTGGGAAGATTTCACCGAAGAAGGTCTTAGCGAATTTGCGAGTAATCGAACATTTACTAATCGGATAAAAAATAATGGTCAACCCCTAAATTTAAAAAGCAAAATTGTTGCTTCATCATTTGCAATTGAACTTTCAAGACGGCAAAATAAGATTTTTCAACCACGCTCTAAAAATAAATGGGATTCTAGTATTTTCGTTATTGAAACATCTAAAGGTTTAAATGCTTTTGGGCAACCAATTCTTAGTCCACCAAATACAAAAGAACACTTTTTTACACCAATAGGCACACGAATAACAAATGTTCAAAATGCTGCGAGCGGTGATTTTTTATACAACATCGAACTTTCACCAACTAGGAATTTATTAAGACATCAAAATACTTTACAAGGTGATATGTTTTTCGTTTCAGGCGAGGGTAACGTGAGAATGAAGTCGACTGTTGAAAACCAATACGGAGGGCTTGAAGTTGATGAAAAGGGTAATTATCCACAAACCAATACTTTATACTATCCAATAATAGCTTCATTTGAATATCCATGTTCGCTCGATGAATTTATGCAATGGGAAGCGAATAAATACGGATACTTTGAGTTTGTATCAGACGATAATATTTACAGAGCCTACATTGATAGTTTAGAGTTAGACCAAGAGAAAAATTTATGTAATTTTGAACTGATTCTAAAATCATGATTAAACCAATAAAAGGACAAAGTGTATCGTTATTAACATCCACCGATGTTGAGTTTAACGAAAAGAACGAAGCATGTACCTTCGATAATGAAACTTATTGTCAAAATATATATAAAAATCAGTTTACACAGTTTCAGGTGCAATTAACGCCAACAACTGGCATAGATTTAACAACCAATGGAAACTTTGCTAATAATATAAATTCATGGACTTTAGTTGGTGATATAATCGGTGTACATTCTCTTTTGTATGGTGGTAGCGCAAGTTTGATTGCAGACACTTCAGGCAGTCTAAGGCAAACAATAAACGGTCTAACTATAGGCTCACATTATTACGTTGAAACCACTGTTAGAGATTTTAACAGGGTCAACCCATCTTTAATATGCAATGCAAGCCTATTTGTTGATGCTATTGGTCTTGTTGGCGATGGCATTCTATTTTATAATAGCACTGCTAATATCAGCATTCGAGACATGAAGATTAAAGTGTGGTTTACAGCAACCGCCACAACTCATAATATTAGCGTGTTGTTAACTAACTCTTCTGTTGTAGTTGAATATGTAAAGATGTACGAGCTTAGTAGACCACAGGCACAACTTACTGAATGCGATGGCGGGGCTGTATTAGATGCTAGTGTTCTATTATATAAAGATAAAGCAATTATAACAGTTAATTGGGATAACCCTGCGGTTATAGTTGATAATTGCTATAGGATTTGCGTAACTCAAATTGGCAATGAAAGCCCTAATTTGCTTATAGATTTTAATGCTTTTGGTGATAATTTCGGCTTTATTATTTTCGATAATAACCGTGTTCCGATGGGTTAATTTAATTTTTATACCTTTATATAATATTAACGTAAATTAGTATGAACATATACATTCTGATTCCTGTTTACAAAAGGGCTGAAATCTTTGAAAAGGTTTTGATTCGACTTAATGAAATACGGGAACTTTCAAAGCTGAAGATTGGTATTGTTGTGGCAGGCGAAAAAGAAGATGCGTGTTACGAAGTATTTAATTCTCATAAAAAAGAACATGATGTGTTTATAACGCACAAAAACTTACCAGTATCGAATAAATTCAACGGATTGTTTAAATATTTAGAAGATAAGGAATTCGACTATGCAATGATAGTCGGCAGTGATGACTTGATTTCTAATAAAGCATGGAAACTTTTAGAGAAAGAAATAGTAAAATATGAAACCCATTTTATAGGGTTTAAAGATTTGAATTTTTACGATACTAAAACAAAAAGAGTAGGCTACTTTATTTGTAAAAAGTCTTCATACAATCAAACCATTGGCTGCTTTAGGACATTACATTATAACCTTATTAAAGCATTGAATTTTGAGCCATACTACAATGGCAAAGATAGTGGTATTGATTTCAGTATGGAGGAAAAAATTAAATATATAAATGGCGTTACACAAAAAGAAATTACAGTCGGCAACACAGGCGAGATTGTAGACCTTAAAAGCAATGTGAACATAAATAGTTATGAATATCTAAAAAAAATATTTACCTTAGCATCATTGGATTCATTTCCAAACGAAATAAAACAAATTTTATAATATGGAAGTTATAGTAGTATTTGAAGGCAAAGAGATAACCAACCTAAGTAAATTAGGTGCGGAAGCTTTCGTAAAGCAAAACAAGGGTGCGCATATAAAAGGCGTTGAAACCGTTGCACCAGTAGTTAAAAAAAAAGAAACTGCTGCGGGTGATGTAGATGAGCCTTACAAAAGGGAACGAACTCAAAAAGAAAAGCCTGTTGCTGAACTTGCAGAGCCTGTAGAACCTATAGAGCCTGTAGAAGTGCAAAAAAAACAAGAAGCTGTTGAGGACGAAATAGATACCCATTACGGCAGGAAAAGAAGTAAAAAGTAACACATAAAAACACAATATGAAAGAGAAAGAAAAAGAAATATTAGACAAATTATTTGGTGCGGAATTTCAAGAAAGATTAGATGCTACCGAAGACCTCGATGTCCTTATAGAAGAGCTTAAAAGCATTGAAAGGCAAAGGCATTATGCAATATTTGAAAATGATGTTCCCGATTCTGTAAAAAATAAAATCATTCAGTCTTTCGAGGGCAAATTCAACGGAACGTTAGACACTAACCTTAAAAAACAAGGCTTGTCTCCTGATGAAATTAAAGGCAAATCAATTGCTGAAAAGCTAGCTTTGTTAGCGGAAAAATATGATGAAAAAATCAAAACGGCATCGACTAAAGGTGTTGCGGAAATTCAAGAAGAATTAATGAACTTAAATAAAAAAATTGATGAGTACGATAACGTCCTTATTCCATCAATTAAAGAAAATGCTTATAAAGAATCTGTTAATTTCAAAATAAACAACATATTAACGGCAGAATACGGCAATATTGATTCTGCTATTTTGTCAATTGGCAAAGAAGGGCGTGAGACCGCATTCAAAATGATTGACTTTTATCTTAGAGACAATTATGATGTGAGACTTGAAAACAATAAAGTTGAATTTTTCCAAAAAGGCACTGATACAAAAGTGATGAATCAAAGTAAAAGCGAAATATTACCAATTAATAAAGTTATATTAGCAGCTATTCAGACAATTGGTTTGTTACGTCAATCAAACGGCAGTGGTACACCAATTACACCAATAAATACTGATACAAACAATAAAATAACTGGGCAAAGTAACGAAAAGTTACTAAGCCGTTTAGCATAAATTTTTTTACTTCGGTGCGGCAACACCTTAAAATGCCCTTCAGGTCTTGCTATTACCTTTTAAGTTGGCAAAATTTATTATGTAATTTTCTAACTTAAAAAATCAAAAATTATGACTTCAGCAAGTTCATGTTGTAACGTTGTTGTTCGTGCTTTAAGCGAACAAAACACAAATCTGCCCACGTTTAAGATTCAGAACCCAGGAACGTTAGCATCGCTATTGTTACCCGATAATATGTCGGGAATAAGAATGGTAGAGGTGACAGATAACACTGGTAGAACAATTATAAACCGAGCTAAATACTTTAGAAATCCACGAGACGTAGTAAACGATGGATGGTCTAATTTCTGCACGCCTGGGGCTACTTCAGGGCAAGATTTCAAAGACTTTCCTGCCGACATTACAAAATCGGTGAAGTTAACTTTGGACGAAGCAGAATTTAGAGATTTCTGTGGCATACCATCAGACGGTAATGCTTCCGACATTTCTCTCACCGCCTTTGGCTTAGAACAGACTAGAGCAAAAGCTAACCAATTACTTAAAGCTGTATCAAATGCCTTTGCAGTGCAATTAGCTGCTAATGTTGGTAAATTTCAAGATGGCTCAATAGTGAAAAATGCTAATCTTTTAAAAACCGATGGTTCGGTAAATGCCAACGGAGAAGTGCTAGTAAAACGCTCATTTGAAAACATTGAGCTACCGACAGATGATATTATCGCAGTTGGTTCAGGTAATTTATCCGAATACTTTTACAAAAGACAATATGCTTGTTGTTCAGAAGCAGGGATTGATGTGTCTAAGGTAACATCTCCTTTCAGGTATTTTAGAGATACTGCTATTGATAGCGTGATGGCAGGTGATAACAACTTTATAACCTTCGCTCCAGGGTCTGCTGTGCCGTTTTTCAGAAGATGGTTTATTGGTCCGTATGAAAAGAACGGAAGCGATGGGACTAACATTAGAAAAATAGTAATTGATTTACCGTTTTTATTTAATGGAATTTCCGCTACAATTCCTGTAAATTTCACAGTGAAATATATAGAATGCGGAAGCACTGACGAAGATGCTTCACCTGAAAACGGTCCCGATTCTAAATGGGTTTTAACTTGGACAATTAACGCTGGTTTGGCAACAATTCCATCGAACATTGAAATTTCAGGTTCACCATTTCAAGGTGTTAATAACATATTACATTTCATTGCTACTTGCGGAAATTCTGCATATTGTAGCTAAACAAAAGGAATAAAAGATGTGTCTTTCTTCTCTTGTGGGTATAAGGGCTTCGTGCGCAAGCACGGGCTCTTATACTTTTTTTATTGATGACACTCCTGGCATTAACCTAAAGAATGCAGCAGCGGTGGCTGACACCACTGGTATAGCATTATTAAATAAATCCATTTTAAACGGGGCAAATCAAGTTCAGGCTGAAATCAATGAAGAATTGATTGGACGATTCAGGCTTAATGAAAAAATAAAACCTTTTTCATTAGGGAACTTTACAACTGATTATATGTCTGTTTCGAGGTCGGGTTTTAACATTGAAAAGATTTGTAATTCTTGCAGGCTTGCAAGTTTATTCATTTCAAGTGTTGAGTTTCAAACCAAAGAAGATTTTGCAGGTAAAGTAGTTATAAAAGTTGGTAATGAGATTACTGAATATACAGTAACTTCAAATGCTAAAATAAAATCTTATGTTACCATTGATAGATTAGTTAACAGCAACGAATTTGAGATTTATTTAGAACAAGAAGATGGGCTGTTGTTCGAATTATTGAAAACGAACGCTTCGTGCTTGTCCGGTGAATATAATCTTACATTAATCGGTAACGGTTTAATAAAACTAAATGGGTACTGGCAGTGCGATATTGAAAAAATCTTTTGTGAATTTAAGACGTTATTTGGCAGGGCTGTTTTGTTAAGCAGTGGTGCTTTCTTTTTTGAAGAAGTTGCCATGACAGACCGTGTAAATTATTACACCGTATATAAATCACCAGATGATGCTATTGAACAAAAGCACATTTTAAATTCTCGCTATCAAAAGCAAATAAAAGTAGTAATTACCAAATTATACCCTTTATTAAAAAAGTTTGGAGGCTGCTGTATCGATTGCACGGGTAGCGGATGGGCTTACCAATTACCATGATTGATTTAAACATTGTTGCTAATAATTTCGCTGAAATAACAAAGCGACTTTTCCCGATGTGGAGCGATATTGTGTTAAATAATGCAGGCGCAGAAATTAGGCGTAGAATTTTTAATGAAGGTGGGGCAACGGACGGCAAAATAGGCTCTTATAAGTCTAAAACCAAACTCATAAGAGAGCAACTAGGATTACAGACCGCCTATGTAGATTTAGAATCAACAGGCACGTTAAGAAGAAGTATTCAAGTAGGCATCAGTGAAAATGACAAAGTGTTAGGTATTGCAGAAATCAATTATGAAAACAACTTTTCTACCGATAAAAACGCAAACGTTCAAGAAAAGAATTTTAAAAAAGAGATTTTTACAATCAGTGAAAAAGAAATTGAAATCGCTTTTAAAGGAGCAGACGAATGGCTCGACAAACAATTAGATATTGAATTAGAAAAAATGTTCAAGAATGCTTGACAAAGTTCAAAGAGAGTTATTAAATTTTGTAGATAGGGGCTACTTTGGTTTAGGATTCAGCGGTGTTCGTTTGAGTGGTGGGAAGCTAATAGCATATAACGAAGATGGGAGTGTGGGCGATTTTACAGGCATTCAGGACAATAATAGTAATTACGTTTATATAAGAGTTTTGACTGACGGTCAAGCAACTAACGAATCAATAAGCACTTGCGGGAGTAAGGTAATGCAAGCGAATTTAAGGCTAGTTGCGATTGCATGGGATACTAATATTTATCTTTTAAGTGGATTTTTAGCAAGCAGAATCGTAAATTTTAAAAAGTATAGGGTCAAAATAAACAGTACGAATTTAGATTACGATAGCATCTGGAATGCTGAAATGATAAATACAGATGCCAAAAGGTACAATGGCATGAGTGTTGTATCGGTTGATATTTCAGTAAAGTACAATCTTGATAATAAATTTTACGATAGCCCTTGCGCTTTGGATTTATGCGAAGATGTAAAAGTATGTAAAGACGGTTTTGTAATATTGAAAGATGAAGATGGTAATATAATTTTAGAGCAGGTTGTGCCAAGCGGTGTAACGGTAGAAAAAACAGTTAATTTACAATGCTTAGATGCAGATGCAGTGCTAAAAGATACGGCAGGGGGTGTAATTAGCGTTACCGATATACCAAGCGGTGCAACCCAAGACATCATTGCACCCGATGCCGAAGCGATATTAAAGGATACATTAGGAACTGTTATTAGTGTTAATAATATTGTTAGTGGCGGAAGTGAAGATATTATAGCACCCGATGCCGAAGCAGTAATAAAAAACACTTTAGGGATTGTTATTAGCACAAATAATATTCCTAGTGGAGCAAGCGAAGATATTATTATTCTCGATTCACAAGCAACTTTAAAAGATACGGCAGGTAATATTATAAGTGTTAATAATATTGTTAGTCAAGCAAGTGTTGATATTATTGCGCCCAATGGAACTATAAATTTAGTAAATACCGTTAACACGCCTATAGCTTCATTAAATGTAAGAAGTGGCGAAATAAAGCCATCTGTTATTGCTAATGTGGCTTGGACTGATAGCGATGGCAGCGGTGAATCTACACCTTATGGCAATGCTATTAATTGCACACCTATAACGCCTTTATTCGTAGATTTTTCTGCTTCAAAAACGAACCCTGTAACCCACGAAAGTATAACTTTTACCGATTTATCAACAGGCGCAACGAATTGGCTATGGAATTTTGGCGATGGAACAACATCAACTTTACAAAATCCTGCTAAAATTTATTTTTATGCAGGCGCATACACTGTAACCTTAGCAGCTTCTAACCCAGTGGCAGGAGGCTTTGAAACTAAGGTTGCATTTATAAATGTAACATTGCAAAGTATTGTTGCAACCAACCTACAGGCTCATTATAGGGCATTAGAAGGCGTTGCCCCCTCTAACGCAACACTTGTGCTTGGTGATGTGAGCCAATGGAATGACAGCACTGCAAACGCATTTCACGTTACGCAAGGCACTGCTGCTAACAGACCTATTTATTCAATTAACGAAATTACAGCACCTAACGGAAGCATCTATGGTGGTGCAATATTCGATGGTATAAACGACTTTTTAGCCAATGCTTCGGCAGGCTTTGTAAGGTCTCCAAATAGCACAATGTTTTTGTTGTTTAAAATATCAGCCTTGGCAACTTCAGGAACTAGGGGCTTATTTACCACCGTGGGACTTCAGGCTGTTTTATATAATTTTGGAAATCCACAAATAAGGATGCAAAGCGGGGCAATAATTGATACAGGAATGGCTTATCCATTAAATAATTACTTTGTATTAAGGGTGCAATTTTCTAACAGCGGTAACGCTCAAATAAGAATGAATAGCCTTATAACTAGGGCTGTGGCTAATACTGGTGCAGTCTCAACAAGCGGCTTCGCTATTGGAGGCAATAACGCAGGTTCAGCACAATCTTCTATAACATTTATAGAAGGGGCAATTTATAGCGCAAACCCAACTTCAGGCGATGTGACCAATATATTAGAATATTTTAAATCAAAATTTGGGCTATGGGTATAGACTTAACAGAAAGCGAATTTGAAGCTATAAACGATAGAGTAACGCAAGCGTTTAAAGCCGATGGTATTGACGGTTATGTTTATGCCACAAAAAGTAATGTAACAACAAAGGGCTATTGGATGCAAATTGTGCCTGGTTATGAAAAATATTTTAGCACACAAGAGTTAGAAGCTGCCATAGATTATGAACAAATTATTTAGAGATACTTTACAAGCATCGAACGGAAAATGGAGTAGAAAATCTTTAACGATGCTAGTTTCTTTTGTGGCATCGCTAATAGTAGGATTTTACATTGTAGTTTCAGATTTATTTAAGATAGAAATTAACAAATACGCTATTGAGGTGTTCGATGGGTTTTTGATACTCACAGCAGCCTTAACAGGGGCAACAGTTTGGGATAAAATCGCAAACAAAAGCACTAAAAATATCGCGGAAAAGGGGGAGTAACTTAAAATGAATTTTTTTAAAATGGATGGAAACGAAGGGCTACACAAGGCATTATTTTTAAATGCTATTTCAGGATTGTTATCATTGACAGGTATTGAAACTACTCTTAAATTGACACTTTTAATAGTTTCAATAGTGTACACTTCATTTAAGTTTTATGACGATTATAAAAAATCTAAAAAATGAAATCAATAAACTTTTTAAGTTTTATTTTGGTGTTGTTATTGTTAGTTTCTTGTGGTGTTCAAAGGCAAATTAAACGATGTGCTAATTGCTATTCGTTACTTAATGATAATATTACCGTAAAAGATAGTATTAGTTTTTCGGTTGATACAGTCATTGAGTATGTAAATGTACCTGCTGATTCATCAATCCAAATAATAAAAATAATTTGCGACAGCTTAGGCAATGCACACATTAAAGCAAAAGTTACAACGCAAGGCACAAGAAGCCGTTTACAGACATCTTTAGTAAATAATGAGATAACTGTAATGGCATCGTGTTTAGCGTTCATAGACAGCATCGAGGTGCTAAATTCAACCATTTACAGATTACGTAGCGAAACCAATACCGTATTCGTACCTAAACTGTTTGAAAAAGAATTAAGCTGGTGGCAAAGATTTAAGATACGATTTGGTGGATGGGCTTTTGGATTTATAGCTTTATTTTTAGGCTATAGAATACTATCATTCTACGCAAAAAGCAACAACCCTTTAGTATGGGTTAGTAGGTTAAAGCGATAGTTGAGCGGTGTTTGGTTAATAAATTAAAAAAAGGCAGCGTGTTGTTAGTGGCAAGCGTAGGACACCCACTATAGAGTATCCTACGAGCCATAAAATTAGTACCTCAAATTTACTTTTTCATGCCTGCGATAATTATAAATTTCTTCAATTAAAGCTTTGTAATTAGTTGTATTAGTGCAATCTTGTAAAGCGGTAGGCTGTATTTTTAATTTATGCAAAAATTCTGTAAATTTAAAGTTTGGATTTTTAAATAAAGACATCATTGTATAAATAAATGAGCGTCTTTTAACGGAAATATAATAAGGCTCTATCATCATTATTTTTTCAATAATATCTTCGGCAGCCGTTAATGACTTTACCTTAAAATCACCCCTATAAAAAATATCAATATCAATCTTATTAGGTATTCCTGAAAGCAAAGACATTGTTTCATTGTGTCCCAAATTGTATTTATTTTTAAATTGAGAATAAATAACATAATCTTGATAACCTAAATTACAATAACCAGTTAAATAGTCATCAGCGTTCCATGTCTTTGAATTTTGGTTTAAAACGTGAACCTCATTAAGCCCGTAACCTTCACAAACTATGTATCTTAATGGCAGCTTTAATTCTGTAATCACATCAAATCTATGTTGCCCATCAATTATCTCATACTTTTCATTAACGATAATAACCGTAAATAAATAATTATCAGACATTGATTTTTTTAACCTGTTAATGTGTAGAAGGTTTTTATTTCTGTTACCTTCTATTGGTTTAAATAGAAAATAATCTCTAGTTGTGTGAACTTGGTTAATGTGCTTCACCATTGGTTCTTCTTTTGTTTCCATTTCGTTTTATATTTAATTGTTAGTAATAATTATTTTAAGATTTACTCAACTTCATTCAAAGAATGATTACATCTTGAAACCATATCCATAAATTCAGAATCAGGCTGATAATCGGGGTGAGCCATAACGGATTTTGAAATTCCTTTAATTGCAACTAAAAGTCTATCATATTTATCTTTTGGAATTATTGCAAATGTTTCTTTAGCTACTTCAAAATCTTTTGAACACATTTCAAAAGTCAAAGTATTTTTTTGAAAATTTACTGTTACTGATTTTCCAAATTGTGTGTTTAATTTTGACATGATTATTTTATTTAGTTGTTAGTAATATTTATTTTAAGCTTTCAAGCCGTTTTCTCAAATTATTTATAAGTTTATTTATGCTTGATTTGTCATTTTTGACATTAACAAATAAGTTGGATTTATCATTATCCACAGACGAAATTTCACGTAAACAATTTTCCCCAAAAAACTCTAAAGCCACAGCAATAAAATCCTGTGTAATATCTTTTTTATCACCAACCCAAAGTCTTTTTTCTACATTTTGTTTACCAAAATAAATCTTATCTGTTAAGGGTGAGTACCCAATTCCGTTTTTAATTGCCATTTTGTTTTATTTAGTTGTTAGTGATGTTTTCAATTATACCCTTTGGAAATTTATGATTTGGCAGGCTATTTTGTTCTGCTAAAGCCTCCATTTGTTTTAATAAATTTTGAATAATTGACAAATCAGGGTTTTCTTTTTCAACTTCTTCAAGTGCTTGTTTATGAAGTTCATGCAGTTTATGTTGAAAATCATTTGGGCTTCTTTTTGCATCAAATGCAGACTGAAACGCATTTAAAAAAGTAAACGATGCAGTTGTTATTCTGAAAAATGCTCTTAGTTGTAAAATTGATTTATCCATTATAATTGTTTTAATATATTCATTTAAAGTTTTTTAATTAATATCCAGTTTTTACTCAAATCTAAATTAATTGATTGTGTCCAAGACAGAAATGAATCTCTAGCATAATCAAAATCAAATACTTCTTCTTCATTAAGTTGAAAATTATAGTCTTTCCACATGATTAACTCTGTAAACCATTTATTGGAGGCTTTATAATCATAGAATTCAACCAGTTCTTTACATATATCTTCATCTTTTAGGATGTCAGATATTTTACCTATTAGTTTAGTTTTTATAGAATTCATTGATAATGTTATTTCTTTCAGTTGATTCTTTTCTGAAACATTAATTTCATAACTATCATAATCCATTTTAAACGTATCACTTTGAAACTCTAACGTAGTAGAATTATCGCTCCATATACCTACTTTATAATTTTTACCATCTTCAGGCACTTCCACTAACAAGTAGTTTTTATTATTTAAAGTTATTTCTATCATACGATTTATTTATAGTTAATTATTTTTTCAAAAATGCTTTTAGAATATAATTGCAATAATTAACATCCTTGCATATTTCGGTTTGTGTAATTTCTGTAATGTAATTTGCTATTTCAGAACGGCTCATTTTATCTATTTCTGCTGTTGGCTTTTTAGTTATCATAACCATTTTTTTATTGTATCAAAGTTTAGCAGCCGAACTTTATCGAGTGCCTCCACGAGTTTTTTTAGCTTGCAATTTCATAACCTTGCTTTACTAAAATACTAGCCTCCCTATTGGTAACAAACCAGTAAAGAAAATCACAACCCATTATGATAGTCCATTTAGATGGGTTAATACTATGGTCTCTAAAGTTAAGGGCTGATGTTAAAGTGTTGAATTTTGTCATGGAATTTTTAGTAGTCATTTTGTTTGTTTTTTATTGTAATTCAAAAGTACAACCTTAATTCCATATTTGCACTACATTTTCAAATATTATTCAATTAAAGTTATCAACAATTAATATGGCTTTTCGCATTGGCTACAATTTACTTTGCCGTTTTCGTTTGACATATTATATAAGTTTAAAGTTTAAGTAATTGCTACAGCCCATTTTTAGAACATTGTAATTTGTTGTTTAAATTCATTGTATCGTTTTACACCTCTATCAAAATATTCTTTATCAATTTCGCAAATATCTAAATCAAAGTTTTCTTTATAACAAGCTATTGCATTGCTCATGCTACCTCCGTGTGTGTCAAGTATTTTATTGCCTTGTTTTGCGTATTGGTGCAAAATCCATCTGTATAGTTTAATCGGCTTTTCAGTTGGGTGTATTCGGTTTTTTATGTTTGAAGGGTGTATTTCTATTTTTTTAGAACTTGTTTTGAAAGAAGTCCAAGCCATTTCAAACTGGGCAAAACTTAAATGTTCTGAAAACTGTTTATCCCACATTAAAAAACAGGGCGTAGAGTTTAAATATTCAAGAAAATAGTTTCCACCCCAAACTATTTGATTTTCAGAAACCCTAAATAGCTGCATAAAATATTCTTCACATGGAATTGAGTTATCCCAAGTAACTTTTTTATAAGTACTTTTTTTATCGCCTTTTCTTCTGCCCATATTATTATTTATATTTATCCCAAAAGGCGGGTCAACAATAGCTAAATCATAGTAGTTATCGGGTTTAGTTTTCATAAACTCAATACAGTCTATATTGTAAAATTTAATATCAGCCATCAGGTTTTCTAATCTATTTTTAAATATCTAAACATTCTTTTCTGTTGGTCATCACTAAGTTTTTTTGGTACTTTTTCGCCAAAATTCAATCTATTAGATTGATTACCATATATTAATATAGATTCTGATATTTCTAATTCATCTGATATTCTTTGCATATCAAAGCCGTGAACCTTTAAAGCTAATACCAACTCATAAAGCAGCTTATTTTCTTTTTTAGCAGTAGCAAGCCTTACATTTAAAAACTGAAGGCAAATTGATTCTGATTCGCTCATTTTATTATAGGCTTTACTATTGGCGGTTCAAATATCTTTTCTTTGCAATACACACATCGGGTTACTATTTCCCTTATGTTATTGTAAGCATTACAGTGTGGACATTGTATATCTTGCATGGTCTAGTTTTTTATTGATTTCAGTTTTAAGCCTTGGCTTATAAATTAATTAGGCAAAATAAAAATTATTTAGATATTTCTATTTTTATAATTTCCTGAAAACCAAAGCTGCTATAATATTGGCTTAGTGCATCCATTATGTTATAGCTTTTAATATACTCTGTACATTCTATCCCTCTATTAAAAGAGGTTATTTCGTATTGTTTCATGATTTTTTAAAATGTTTTTCTGATATATAAATATAATGCTTCGGAAACTTGGCTTTCAACTTATCAAATCTATTGCAAAATTCTTTATCAAAGACATAATGAATTGATTTGTTTGATATTAAAATACAGGCTTTAAGCTCTTGTAATTCGTCTTCATTAGCCTTTTCCCAATTGGCTATATTGCCATGATATTTGCCACTCAACCCAATAGATTGAAGTTCGCCTCTATCATCGAAGCCAGGCGGAATATTATTACCTATGTTTTGCCAGTTAACTTTCATTTAGAGCCTGTATTTTAATTTTAGCTTAACAATTTACCAAGATTTGATTTAATTAAAGTGTCATACTCTTTTAAATATTCACGACACTTATAAACTCGTTCTTTGATAGCCTGAACTTTTTCTTCAGAATACTCAATGTTGTAAGCTAACCAACGTTGGTTAGTGTCTAAGTCGTCAAATGAAATTTCAGCAGCCCAATCGGTTTCAGGTGTGTTCATTAACCCAAAGAATAGAATGCCTTTAGTTCGATTGTATAAGTGCATATAGCCTACTGTTTGCCAATCATAATCTTTATCTATACCGTCAATTACTTGTTGGTGCAAAGTCTTATTATTCCAACTTGCTTTAGTTTCAACCACTGCATCGTGGGTAAGGACATCGCAGCTACCCTCTAACCATTCATTAGAGCGTGATTCTCTGCATTTTTCAGCCACTCCGTAACCTAACTGAACTGCCATGAAATCAATTAAATCATCTTCTACTGCAATACCTTTATCCATGTATTTTGAGTAGATTTTTTCATTATCATTAGCATACCATTCATGCAGGTATGTTTTACAAGTTTGGCTTAATTCACCCTTAACTTTTGCGTTCGACATAATCTTGCCGATTTGCGAACACCTTATTTTAAATTCTCTAGTTTCCATAATTATTTATGATTTTAATAAAAGTTCAACTTCTTTACTTACATTATATTTGCGCTTGATAAGTTCTAAATTATTCATATCAGAATCATAAGCCTTTTTGCAATTATCAAACGTTTCTGTATTGGCTATCAATAACGGCAAATGATATGATTTAAACCTCACAACATATCCGTGCCTACTGTCTTTTTGGGCAAACATAATAACCGTTTTGCCTATCCAATTTTCCATAAAATCAGAGCCACATTCTTTGACAAAGAATTTAGCATTTGTTTTGTTTAAAATAGACGGCTTATAAATTGGCTTGTTATCTATAGTCTTAAAAAATAAGCCCGTTACAACAACCTTAGATTGCTTCTTTTGGTCGAACGATTCAGCATCTGTAAATTTATCAAGTACAACCACCATTTCTGATTTTAATCCTTTTACATTTCCGATTAAATCTTCACCGCTAATGAAATTGGAATCATTATTTTTTTTCCAATGTGTTAAATTTTCCATAATTATATAGTTTTAATTTTAGTTAATTATCTACTTTATCACTTACAGGCTCTGAATAATACTCGCCAAAGTATTTATCGTGAAGCCCTTTAATGATTTTAGTTAAGGCGTGGTAGAAGTCGTCTTTTGAAATTTGAACGCCTTCTACTGCATCGGCTAGTTGAGCAAACTCCCTGTAAGCGTGTATTTTGCCATCTTTTATTGAAAGGTATTTATTCTTATCGGAACTGATAATATCTTCTTCAATTTCATAATAATTCAGATAACCATTTTTTTCAACTAAAGAATAGAATGGCAGCGTTATTTCAATCTCTATTGGAGTTCTTACTTGAACTTTGATTTTTACTTTTGTCATAATTTTATTTTTTGTTTTTTAATTAATTTTTATACTGAAATACGCCATTATCGACAAACCTAAGCAGACGGTTCAATAAGTTCTGCAACGGCAGCCATATACATCATTTGAGCCCTGACATTTTCTTGGTAATGTTCCGTGCTAGTTATTTTTAAAAGTGCAGGTATTACTTCAAGATTGTTGTTTTTCATCACCTCTTTTAAAATGTGCGTGTAAGGCTTCAATTCCTCTTTATATTGCTCCATAAAAAAAGCTTTTGCAATATTTTTACATTCGTTAAATTTGGCAGCAATTTCGATTTGTTTTTCCATGTTGTTTATATTTTAATTGTTAATTAACTTAATGCAAATCTACATCTTTAATCTGATATTAGCAATACATTTTCAAAATAAAGTAATTTTATTTATTTTGGTATTGATTATGATATAATAAAGCCTTGTTTTCACCCTTCACAGCATCTTTGCAGGCTTCGATTTCAAACACCACCCATACAAGTGCAGCGCATACTATTGCGCTTAGAATTAAACGCAATAGATTTGTTAAACTTTCTTTAGTTTTTGGTGTCATGGTTTTAAATTTTATTTGTTAATAATTATGTCTAAAGTCAAGATATTACATAGAAAAATAAAACAGTAAACCCCCACATAATTAAAATAAATATTGCTCTGATAAATAACTCCGAAAAAGCATCCAGCATTATGTCTGAATAATCTTTAGGGCTACCTTCTTTAGGCTTCCTGTTGATATTTGATAAAATATTTAAAATACATACAATTGCAAACATTTGAATAAAGGTAATTTCTGCTAAAAAAGAAATTACATAAAGATTTGCTATCGAAATAATAGCTGCTGTAGCTAATAAAGAAATGCAAAATCTATATACAATAAAAATAAAAAACAATGTTACTTTTCCTAAATTTTCCATGATTATAAAGTTTTGGGTTTAAATTATTAATTAATATTTACTATCGCAAGTGTGCATAGCCATCTTTGTTAAAGTTTTCCATCCATTTTGATAATACTTTTCTTGCTTCTTTAGGCTCTATATTAAATTCTTTTGCCAAATAAGGAGTTGCCCCAAACATATTAGTTTCGCCACTTAATCTAAGTGAATTTAAGTAATCAAACATTTGGTGTTCTTGTTCTGTTATTTCTAATTCTTCTTTTATCATAATATTGATTATTTAATTGGTTATTAATAGTTTCGTGTATCTGTGGGTTATGGGAAATTTTACGGACACACTGGTATCATCCAATGAGTAATAGGAAAAGTATTAATTCTGCCGTTCCATTCAAATCTATCAATAGCTTTACCTCTTACTATTCGCTGAACGTAATCAAATTCTGCCCATTGTGTACCCCAACAACCTATGACCTTTATTTTCTTAGCATAATCAGGCGCATCTTTTGAGAAAATTGGCAATTGAACCGATACATCTATCCATTGAATAAAAACGGCAGGTAACGGGACATTGCCAATATTGTTGGGTTTTTCGTTTGGTGTCATTTTGTTTTTTTATTTAAGTGTAATAATTATAATAATTTGTATTTGTTTAATAATTCATTAGCGTATTTTAAAGCGCCTTTTTTAGTTAGGAAAAGTGTTTGATTTAAATATATAAATCGTTTATTTCCTTCATCGTCATTGTTTAAATTAACTTTTAAAAGCCAATCGTATTTTGTTTCAAGCCCTCTACTAATTACAATGCTTCCATTTATAAATTTATAATTATAGATTGATGTATTTTTCATGCTGTTTGTTTTTTATTGTAATGCAAATGTACAACTTTAATTTGTAATTGCACTACATAATCAAAATAAATTGAAAATTAATTTTTTAATAGGCTAAAAATCATTAAAATCTGATTCCACACCTTTAGGCATAAATGATTTATTTATAACTGGAGTGTTATTTGAATGGCTTGTAATAACATCTTCAAAACTCATAAAGTCGGCTATAAATCTAACTCCTACAGTGCCTGTGCCACCGTTTCTATTTTTCGCAACTATTAAGTCCGCCATGCCTACAGTAGAATTGCCCTCATCGTCATTCATTATTCCATAGTATTCAGGTCTATTAATAAATATTACAATGTCTGCATCTTGTTCTAGTGCGCCCGATTCACGCAAATCTGAAAGCATAGGCACTTTATTAGGTCTGTTTTCTACGTTTCGGCTTAGTTGAGCCAACTCTATGATATGTATTTTATACTCTTTAGCAAGTGCTTTTGTGGTTCGGCTTATTTCGGAAATTTCTTGTTCTCTATTTTGCCCTGCTTTTTTCGTACCGCTCATTAGCTGCACGTAGTCAATAAATAGAATTTTAATACCAAACTCAACAACCAAAATATGAACTTTAGCACGTAAATCAGTAATGTTTAAGGTGGCGGTGTCATCAATGTAAACTGGTGATTCTTTCATTATAGCCTCTGCTTTATCAAGAAGTTCCCACTCTTCTTGTTGCAGCCTACCCGTGCGTAATGTGCTGTATTTGATACCCGATACATTGGCTTTCAGTCGTTGTTCTTGCTGAATATTTGGCATTTCTATTGAAAAAAATCCACATGGTATTTTTTGCGTTATACCAATGTTTTTTATAAGCGATACCGCAAAGGCTGATTTGCCCATTCCAGGTCTTGCTGCTAAACACGTTTTGCCACCTTCTTCAAAGCCTTTTGTTAGTAAATCTAATTTTGTAATTAACGATGGTATGCCTACTATTTCATTTTTTGAAATCGAAAGCATGTTTATCTTTTTCCTACTTTCTTCAACGATTACAGATAAATGTTTCGCCTGTTGCTTCATTGTCGATTTTGACAATGCCATTAACAACACTTGTGTTTGTTCAAGTAAATCTAAAATATCCGTATCGTCTTGATACGCTGAATTTGAAGTTATTTCAGAAATACGTATTAGTTCACGCCCAATGTACTTTTGTTGGATAATGGCTGAATGATGCTCTATGTTAACAGTTGAGCCAACTTTGTTAGTAAGACTGCTAATGTAATAAATTCCACCTACTGCCTCTAGTTTTTTAGACTGCTTCAGGTTATTCGCTACCATCAAAACATCAATGCCTATACTATCTTTATAAAGATTTAGGCAAGCTTGAAATATAGCTTCATTTTGAGGCTTATAAAACGAAGCTGGCGTCAATGTATCGACTATTAAATTGATAGCATTAGGCTCGATTAATAGCGCACCTAAGACATACTCTTCTAAGTCGATGGCTTGCGGTGGTAGTTTGCCAAAATGTTCTCGCCTAATCTTATTCATTCATTTATAGCTTTTTATTGTAAGGCATGATATTTCCTGAATTATTTTTTTCGTTTACAGGTTTCATTGCCATTAACCAATTTCTAAAGTGTGGCAGCCAATCCTCATATTTTTCATGGAATTTGAGACTAGTAACTAGGCTCATTCTAAATAACTTAGGTTCAGTGATTAATACTTTCCTTCTTATTGAAACGTTAATTGCTTCTAGTTGGGCTACGCTTTCATTGTTGGTTAAATCAAATAAACGCCTACCATGTTCTGAATGTATAGCTTGCTTATCTTCAAAGGTGTAATCGCTAATGTATTTTTGTTTTCTATTGTTTTCAGGTTTTACTTCAAAGGTTTCATTTTCTAATTTACCTATCAATATGCTTAATATTTTTGTTTCATTTATTCTTAAATATGGATGCTGGGGAACTCCAGTTATTGTAAAGTCTAAAATATTTGCATCTTGCAAACTTTTTATTGCTTTTTTAATATTTTCAGTTTTTAGAGTTGTTTCTTTCTCTATAATTTCATAATCGCAAAAAAACCAATTACTTTCTTGTTTTTTATCAATCAAACAAGATATTAATATGGCTGCTTCGATGCCGACTTTTAAAGCAAGATTCTTATTTACATTTATGTAACAGTGTTGCCCTAAAATGTCATTAAGATTCATGTATTAATATAATAAGGTGTTAAATTATATGGCAGTGGAAGTTACTTCAATAATCAGTGAAGATTATTGTTATAGAATATTAGTCAAAAGGCTACTAAAAACGATTGTTATGTATTACTTAATAAACCTGTCTACGTCTGTAAGTAAGTAAAATCCCAAACTTTACTTGTATCATCCATTGAATTTAAGCATTGATGAAAGGTTTCTATTGACATTGGCACTATTAAGTAATCTTTATGAGTGCTACCGAAACAAAAACTAGTTTGATATTTAGTAATTGAATAAAAGTAATATACTTTTGCAAGATTAATGATAACTTCTTTGCCGTCTACGTCTTTAACTTTGATAAATTTCATAATTTTAGTTTTAATTATTTTGTTATTAATAGTTTAGGATAATTAGTATTAACGGTGTTTGTTAGCCAATTCAGACAATAAATCATCAGCTAATTCAACCGCCCCAGTAACAAGCCTTTTTTTATAGTCATCCCAATCATCAGGAGTAATTGTTTTGCCCCAATCAGGGTTAGATGCTAAGCCTTGCATTGCCATTGATGCAAAGTATTCACGTTTTGTAAGACCTCCAAATTTTACTTCATACCCTGTATTTTCACCATCTTTTGAAGGTTGATAATCATTATCACCTTCACCAAATCTTGTCCAAGTTGAAGGATTTATTGGTTGTTTTGAATTATCCATTTTATTTATTTTTTTAATTAAACTTAAATTTATCTAATATTTATACAAATTATTAACTTTACGAACTTGGCATTTAGAACAATATGAAATTGAATTTACATTATCAGTGTGTGAATATGCCCAATTGTGTTCACAGCCCTTTGTAAAATCAGCTAAATTGCCCAAAGCTAAATTCTTTTCAACTTTCTTTAAGTCGCTTATTATTTCTAAAATAATATTCATTTGGGCTTTATAATTTTCCCTCAATTCTTTATCAGTGCTGCCTATTATAAAGTAAATTAAAATAGTGGAATATTTTTCTTCATACTTTTTAATCAATAGTTCGATAGTCATAATTTTAGTTTTAATTGATTAAAATAAGGCTTAATAATATTTAGCTTTAAACTTACAATTGCCTGTAATCTGAAACATCTACCCATTCACAAAACAAGCTACAAAGCCAGTCCGCTAACATTATACATTGTTGAGTATAGGTGTAATTTTGGATTTTCTTTACTTCATCTAAATTTATATGTGCTTTATTCCATAAAACACCAAAATCAATAGAATCAATATAAATTTTGGAGCCAGGGATTCCGCTAAAGCAGTTTAATTCAAATCCAGCTTTATTATCTCCAATGTATAATTCAACACCATCTCCATCACTACACCACCATTGACTAGTCCATAATTGGCAACCGCTTAGTTCATTTCGCAAAGTCCAAACCCTGCTGCTAACACTGTATTGCTTTAGGTTTAATGTTTCGTTTGTCATAATTTTTATTTGATTTGTTATTGAAAGTTTCGTGTGCCTATAAGTTATAAGCCATTTAGGGGAGCACATCGTATTTTAGGCTAAACCAAATAACCGATACAGGTTGAGGGACAGCTGTATCAATTGTCATAAATCTAATACCCTCGGAATGAGCTTCTATTAACTGGTCATTTTCCAGTTCAATATACTTATTAATATTTGATATAACTATTCCGTTTATTGTATTGAAGGTAACTTCAACTTCTTTTTTTTGAATTGCTTCAATAAATAGACTTAGTGCTGTTTGTTTCTTTTTCATACTCTTTTTTAATTTTCATTTTGAACGCCTATTAATGTTGCAATAGCAGCTTTAACTAGCCAGTTGTAAGCATCATCATTACTTTCAAATGCAATCATTATTTTTTGAATTTCAACGTTGTTTTTCATTTCGTTTACTCTTTCTGTTATTGAAGTAATCATTTGCTGTGTCATGTTTTTCGTTTTTGTTAATGCAAATGTACAACTTTAATTTGCATTTGCACTACATTTTCAAAATAAAATGAAAACTTCGTTTTAGTAAATGTTATAAGTCATTAAAAATACACGTTTGACCAAGGTGTTTACAATTAAAAACTGTTTGTTTTCTGTGTTTTTTATCATAATTATTGTGGCACTTTTGACACATTGCTTTTAAATTTTCGTTTTGACAATTTTCTGGAATATGGTCTAAATGAGAAACTGTCAATACAACTAATTTTAATTGATAAATGCCGTTCCATTGGTTTAAGTTCTGTTTTAATTCAACAGCTGCATTGTAATCAGAAAAGCCCATTGGATGGTTGTATGGTGGCTCATGCTCAACAATAGTTTTATTTTCGTGGTAATGTATTAAGGAGTAGTTTTTTACGCCACACACTTCACATTTATTTTTTGCTCTTTCAAATCTTATCCGTTCTGAAATTAGCTTCCAGTCTTTTGGGTAACGCTTTATATTTTCTTTTTTTATTGGCATAATATTAAATAAATTAACATCTTACAGAAGCACATAAAATGATTAGTAACAAAATATATAAACGCAAGTGGGCGTGGTCTGCTATGAACATAGGCAATGCACATTTGCTTTCTGTTGCTCCCATCTTATAGCTGTGCTATTTACCACACCTGCGCTTATACTCATTGTGCTTTTATTACACTATTGCTATTACAGTTCTCTTTACGCCATCATTTTTTGCAGAATATCCAACTTCTTTTTTATCAAAATTGAAACCAAATGATTTACCTGTTTTCCAAATAGTAGCAAATTCCATTTTGTTTGCTGATTTGATTTTTTTTGCATCTGCGATTGCTTCGTTTAAAGTTATCATTTTGTTTGTTTTTAGGATAGCTTCATTGCTACCATAATTCAAAAGTACAAACTTACTTCCACATTTGCAATACATTTTCAAAATAAAATGAAAATTAATTAATAGTCTACTCTTTTTAAGACCCATGAGCCTGTTAATGATTGACATTCATAGTATCTAGTCCCTTTTGTTTTAAAAGGCTTTCTATCGGCATGTATGAAGCCGTTATTAGGGTAATAGCATACTCTAGTATAGAACTTATCTTTTATCAATTCATTCAATAGCTTTTCGTTATAAATTAAATCTACTGCGCCTCTATCTAATAAGTTGTAGGTAGTATGTTCTGAATCACCTAAACGCTTTTTTGAAAGTTCATAAGCCAAAGGTCTATGCCCCGACTTTTTAGACACGCTTACTTTAGCTTTTATGGATTCAGACACTATGTTCAAGTAATCTTTATGCTTGACTATATTTTCTTTTTCCATTATGGTTAATGGAATATTAGGCGCAATTATAAAGTCTTCGTTTGTAAGGTTTCCAAATTGCTTTTTCATGGTATTTATTTGTTTTAAATTCTTAAATACTCATTCATTGTTAAACCATCCCAACATCCCTATGCTAACTAAAATATCATTAATTTTTTGTAAAGTTTCGGCATCATTATCTCTATAAAGATGCCACCTTTCCATTGCGTTTTCTATTTCGCTAATTGCCGATTTCAAAGAATCGCAATCAACAGGTTTATTAATTATCGGTTTTCTAAAACCAAATAAGCGTTTTAGTAATTTCATATTATTTAATGTTGTTTAAATCGTAAGCGTTTAAAATTGAATCTTTGTCTACTTCTGAAATCATAATCTTTTGCCTTACAATTTTAGATTTTACACCTATTTTGTAATCTCTTGAATGTTGATACACGTTAGCCTTTTCGCTAATAACTTTAGCTTGTTCTATGCAATGGAGTTTAGCCCAGCCTATTAAAACATCTATGTTTTGTTCTAAAGAATGTTCATTTTCTTCGCTTGATACATTGTCTTTAAATGGTATCAAAATATCTAATATTGCCTCTGCTGTTGGTATCATAATTTTGTTTTTTAAGTATTTTTAAATAATAATAGAATTTCTATAACCAGCCTTTGTTATGTGCCTTTCTATCGGCATTTTTCAAATCCCTTGACCACAGGCTGTTTTTGCCGTAGACAAATTCTTTAAGACCATTGGCTTTATGTCGTTTTATTTCATGTTGTGCTAATCTTAATTTTTTAAATTCATTTGTTTCTGTTTTTATTGGTCTAAAATTCTTATCTAATGGCTCGTCCCAATTATCTCCATAAGCCATATTTGCCATACCTGCCATCATTCCTATTAATCCTAAATACCCTTTACCGTAAATCATAATTTTGTTTTAAGTTATTAAATTAATTTATAAAATGTTTCCGTGTTTAATGACAAAGTATATTTTGTTAGGTTCAGCACCCCATTCAGGATTACCCGCCCTTACTTCAATTCCTTTGTGTTCTATTTTCAAAATTCGTTCTGTATCGGTTGATTTTGGATAGCCTAAAGTCATTATGTTGTAGTCGAATGGCTTAAGCTTATTATAACATCCCCTTTGGAAGTTATAAAGTGTTACGCTCTCTTTGTTTTTAAGATTATTACAGGCTTCTTCTTGATGGCTTTTGCTTTTATTTGAATCCGCAAATAACCTACCAAACCAATAAGGCGTAATACTTCTATAGTCCTCTGTTTTAATTCCTGCCTTAGTCATTTCAAACCATTTAGTTTCTAAAGGTAATCGAAGGTCTAAACCCGTAATAGCCACTTTACAATCTGCGTTCATATTTATTATTTTATTTTTTTATATTTATTAAAAATCCATCTTGGCGGTTACGAATAATCTCAAAATATTTATTTGGTTCAGTTCCTAACCAACTACATACTTTTGCTAAAGTTTCCACGTCAGGCAATTTGGATTTCTCTAAACGGCTTAAAGTTGCTTTTGAAATTCCTATTTCTTCACTGGCTACTTCCATTGTCATATCATTGTCGATGCAACGTTTTGTTATCAAATCTTTTTTTAGTAATTGTGCTTTATATTCCATTATTTTATTATTTTAGTTTCTATTGAAAATTGCTATACACTCATCAATATTATGCACTATGTGGATTTCGTATTCTCGCCATTCGTAATGAAACTTTTCCTCGCCTTCAGTGAGATAACGTGTGCTTATAGATTGAGCCATATCTTTAACCTCAAACATGTATAGCTTTCTTTTATACCCTACAAGCAAGTCAAAGCAATTTTTAAGCTGATGTGTGTGTAAAACTTTACAGCCTATAGCCCTTAGATTTGACACTAGTTTTTTCTGATTCCCATCGACTTTAGATATTGCCCTCATAATAACGGATTGCTATATATTTTTATCAGATTCATAATACATTCTTTGTCTGATTTAAAAGATTGCGTGCCTGTCTTTTGGATGCAGTCTTTTCTTGCGAAACCGACATAACCATCATTTGTAGGTATAACGCCAAAATTATACCCTAAAGCACAAAGCTTTTTGAGCTTGATTACAGCATCTGTACCCCAAAATTCAAGATAGCTTTTGTCTTTTGAGGTGCTATCACTAAGTTTTAGTTTAGCCATTTTGAATTAATTTATATATCCATTATTGGTACTTTTTGCAAGTACAACCTTACAATGTGGTCTAATGCACCGCCCCTAGAAATCTTTATCGAAGACTGTAATTGGCACAATGTCGACATTGTTAAAGCATCCACCCTTGCATTTAGGGTTATTCTTTTTTGGTCACCAATAAAGTGCCTACCTGCGCCAGGTCTATGCCCTCCGCTTTTCTTTTTTATCTTTTCCATTTCACAAAATTACAAATAATTATTGAATTAGTAGTGCGAATTGAAAAAATAATTTGTAAATTTACAGAATGGAAACAAATAAAAAGTCAAAGTTTAATCCTAAAGCAGGTAGACCAATTGAATCAGCCCAAATTATTAAAACTGTGAATCTAGTAACAGGACATAAGATTGAATATATGATTGGGCAAATAGTCTTTCTAAGGATGGACAATGAGCAACAGCCTAGATTATGCACTGGCATAAGTTTACGCCCAAACAGAAGCGTAACGTATTGTCTAGGCTTAGGTACGTCAGAAAGCTGGCACTATGGTATTGAAATTTCAGACGAAAGGGATGTGTTAAAAGCTACTGGGATTTAAAATTATTATTAACAATTTAAATAAACACAAATGAGAAAGACAGCCATGATGCATTTTAGAGATAATTTGCTTAAACAAGCTAAAGAATTAGAAAAGGATGCAGCAATTAATCTATACTTAAAGGGTTGTTGTGATTGTTTAAAAAATGTAGCCAAAGAGATTGATACCAAAATGTTGCAAGAAGAAAAAAAGGAAATGATTGCTTTTGCTTATGCTCAAATTGAAGAAATCGACAGCGAATTAGGTGACTTAATTTATAAAAAAGTACCTAAAGAAATATATGATGAAGCTTACGGAAATATTTTTTAGTATTTTAATTTATTATTAAAACTTTAAATAAACACAAATGAAAGTAAAAATCAAGGTAGAAAAAGAATTTGACATTAAAATTCTAAAAGTAAAAGCAAAAGTTAGAAATTGGGCTGATAGCTATGTTGATGGAAAGCCTGACACGCATACAGGTCGAAATATGCCTTGCAGCGATGGTAAAAATTGGTCTCCTGAAATTGATGTTGAAAAAGGTAAAATTATCAATTGGGAACAAAGTAAGACCGCAAGTATTATATATAAAGTAGGCGATGGGTGTTCATGGGAATTAATAGACGAAAACGGGTTAGTTGTTTTATCAGCAAAAAATAGCGAAGTTCCAAAAACACTTTGCCCTAAAAAAATATGGTATGGCGATTATATAAAAATGAATATTGACGAAAACGGAATAATTGAAGATTTTATATTTAAAATTAACTATTTTCAACACGAAGATTAATAACACTATTTCAAAAACTTTATGTAGTTTTACAAAATAACAAAATTGGTTTTTGCCTTTAAGCCATAATTAAAGCAGCAGGGATGTTGCATAAGGCATCGGAGTAGTGGGCGGGCTGAATACTGTAACAACTACTTTTAAAGCGTTATTAGAGGACTTTGCGAAGCGCAGCGGTGGTGCGAAAGTTACGAGCCGTAAGACAAAGATGCAAGTAGAATTATTGCAGACAGTGGGTAACGAATAATGGAGTATCTACGCTACCATTTACACAAAAAACAATTGGTATTATATGCCTTTAGGTTTTTAAAGTGTAGCAACCAACTACCGAATTTTTGGTAGGGGGTGTGCTATCCTCAAACGCTAGTGTCTTAACTCATAAAGCAACTACAAAAAGATGGCGGTGGTGGATTTGACATATTGAAATAGTAGTAATACGCGCGACGTAAAACCATAAATTAAAATAAATCAATTTATAACGTAAAATTTAAAAAAAAATACTATGGTTAATAGGGCAATTTTAATTGGCAGGTTGGGAAATGATGCAACACAAAAAGACGTAATAGGGAAAACCGTAACTTCTTTTTCGTTAGCAACTTCTGAAACTTATAAAGATAAAAAGGGGGAGGTAGTTGATACTGCCACATGGCACAACATAACTCACTGGGGGGCTTTAGATGCTTCTTTATTCAAAAAAGGAACATTGGTATGCATTGAAGGTAAAATTAATAACAGAAGCTATTTAGACAAAGACGGCATAAAAAAATACATTAGCGAAATTATCGCCAATAAGTTAACCCTAGTTTCAGCCAATTATACGCCTTCAGAGCCATCAAATGCACCTCAAAGGCGTACAGCATCGGATAATATAAATGAAAGGCAACAGGATAGCGCAAAACAGCCACAGCATGAAGGCTATGATGACTTACCGTTCTAAAGTATCGTTACTCGTGTTATTTTAGTAACAGCTGGATTTGGTTTTGTATAATCTGAAACAACCAATACAATATCGGTTATAGCTTTTACTTTATACAAAGAGCAATAGCTTTGTACCGCTTTAGGACAGTTTTCTGTATAGAAGCTGTAACCTGAAGGTAATAGCTTCAGTAAATCCATTATAATCCCAGGCGGTTTCCGCTTTCGTTTAACCTTTAAGTCTTCAGTCATATAGTTGTTTGGTTTATTTTAATTTGTCAATTGATAATAGCCTTTTAAGTTCTTCATATCTAAGCATTTATTTTAACCATAGTACTTGTAAATACATAAGCCTCTAGGTTTAGGCGTTAACATTTCGTTTACTTTATCAATTATTGCTTGACCAATTATTTCACGGCAAATGTTAGCCGTTACTAGCTGATTTTCTTTATAAATATGACCAGCCTCAACATTGTTATAAGAAGCAAGTATTGCAGCAAAAAAAACGGAAGCAGAATGAGATTGATAAAGTTCTAAAGTTTCATCTGAAATTTGTAAAGTTTCATCTGAAATTTTAGGTTTTAATCTTTTTCTTTTTTGTGTTTTAATATAAGGTAAATGATTTTCATTAAACATTTCTTCAGAACACATTTCTTTAGGTAAGGTTAATGGTTTTATATTGATATTTAATTTTTTTGCAATTAATAAAAGCCAATCGCCTCTATAAATAGTCTCTACCACTTGTTCTATGGTCTTATCACCTACCCACTCGCTAAGCTCTTTGCCATATTCTAAATCAATCAGTAATTCTTTTAAGTTTTCCATTTTATTATGTTTTAGTTTTAAATTATATATTTTCTACTTTTTTAATAAGCCACGTTACGTTTTCGTAAAGTTCAGCTTCTGATAGCTCTTTGTATTCCAATCGCTTAGACCAATATCTAATAAAATCTTCGGCTTTATCTTTTCGTTCGTTATCAGCATTGACTTTAGCAACAGCTTCTTCAAGGCTTTCTTGTGGCTTAGGTCTACTGTTTAAATAGTATCCATGTAAATCTTTACGAAAGCTTTCAATATTATTTTCATCAAATTTTCTTTTTTTCCAATAACCACCTACATCTTCTATATAAATTTGATTACCATTTTTATCCCGAATAATAAACGGAAATTGTGTTACGCCTAATTGTTGTGCTATCGTCTTTTTCATAAATTTGTGTTTTATTTATTTTCTTTAAAATATTTGAATATGGTTGCGTTAGAGTAAAAACCACTAGAGTAATCTTCTTCTTGGTAGAGGTTATAAATAAGCCATTCACCACATGTAGTTTGTATTCTTAAAAATTCAATAGTTCTATCGGCATTGCTATCAACAGTTATAGACTTTATCTTTTTACCTATAAAAACTTCGTAATCGTCATTTGTGTGAATAATATCATTACCTAACCCGCAGTTTTCTACTTCAAAATTAATTTCTTCAAAGTTTGTTTTAATTTTTAAAGTATTGAAATTGTCACCTAACTCAATGCTTTGAATTATTATATTTTCAATATCAAAAGTGAAAATTGTTTTATCACTAGATTTAAGGTACAATAATGTATTTTCTATATTATAAAAATTATTTAACATCAACCTGCCTCTATTAGGTTTGCTTAAATAGTGATACAAAACTATTTCCATCTCACGGCTTGCTTTTTCATCAATTGATAAAGATTTTATTTCGTAATATTTAATTATATAAGAAAGCATTTCTTTTAATGATGATTCGCCTAGTCTCATGAGTTTGTGTTTTAAATTGTGAATTAAATTTATTAAGCAGGAACCATATCAAAGTCGTAAAACAATACGTAAAGGCGTTTTTTGCCATTATCATCTTTAAAAAAGTAGGCTTTATCAATTTTACTTTTCTTTGCTGTTGTAATCAACTCCCAAGCTATCTTTTTAGCATGAGCCAATTTTTTGTAAATAAAATATTCGTGTTTAATTACCTCAGCTACCAACTCTTTTCTTGTAAGATGTTTGTTAGCTTTAATTGCGCTTAATAATTCAAAGTTTTTTGTAGCTATGTTAATTAATTTGTTTTTTGAAACTAGCATAATTTTGGGTTTTAAATTGTGAATTTTAAGTTTTACACTGTTGCATTTAATATTACTTTTCCGTTTTTTATTTCTGCAAAATAGTAAGTCCCTAATTTGTTTAATATTATTCTTTTAGAAAATCTTAGGTTTCTTACAGAATAATAAACAAACTCACTGATGTCCCAATATTTTACATCGGCATCGTCACTAGTACATTCGTATAACGTGCCGTTTGTTGTTGTAAAAAATCTATTCAGAGATGATTTTTCTGGAGATGTTTTTTCTCTTTCAGTTACTATTAAATCTTGAATGATGTACGAAGTTTCCATTGTGTTTTGTTTTTGCGTTTAAGCTTCATTGCTTCAACATTGTAAAAGTATAACTTTTTAATTAAACTACAAAATAATAATTGAAAATAGTTTTATTCATATAGCGAAGTTAAATAACGGCTAAGTTGTAAAATAACCTCCAACTATAATAAAATAAAGCATTTACGCCAATACCGTAAATCATAATTATATCTTCAAATAGCTAAAAACAAAATTTATAAATAATTTCTAAGTACAAAATAAAAGGTATTTTAAACCGTAAAATAGCAGTTAATAAAAGAATTGGCATTAATTTATTACCTTTATAACTTATAATTAGGCACAATGACGAAATACACACCTGAACTATTTGATGCCGTTTGTTCAGAAATTTCTTTTACCGATAAATCACTAGAATTTATTTGTAAAAAACTGGACATTCATAGGGCTTCAGTTTATAATTGGATAAATGATGATAAAATATTATTTGACAAATACACGCGCGCAAAAGAGATGCAAGCGCATCATCTTGCAGGTCAAACAATAGAAATTGCAGACGAAACTAGTGACGATTATATAACTAATAAATTTGGCGAAGAAGTAACTAACAATGAAGCTATAGCCCGTTCAAGACTTAAAATAGATGCAAGAAAGTGGCTTGCAGGTAAACTACATCAAAAGGTTTACGGTGATAAAGTAAGCACTGAATTAAGCGTTACCGAACCTTCATCCTTTGAGCTAAAAATTACTCGAGTTGATAGCGGAAGCAAGCCTCAATAGCAAGCAATATGATGCTTATAATTCAACAAGTAAAGAGGTCTGTTACCTTAGCGGTGTAGGTGGTGGTAAGACATTCTTACTTGCTATACTCACTATAAAATTCGCTTCAATAAAAGGCAGTATTGGTCTTATTTCAGCCCCTACATTTGACACGTTAAGAACTGCTACTTTCAAAGGCATTACCGAAGCATTTAATAAGTTAGGGCTTATTGATGGCGTTCATTATGTTATAGGCATTAGACCGCCTTTAGATTGGGGCGTTGAACCATTTTCAAAGATTACAAACGTTCGTGTAGTAACTTGGCGCAACGGAAGTTATACTATCTTAGAATCGTTAGAAAATTTTAATAAGTTACGTGGCACTCAATTTGATTACATTTTAGTTGATGAGTTCAGGGACATTAAGTTCACGGCAGTTAGAAAAGTGTTGATAGGTCGAGCTAGGGGCGATTGTTTCATTTCCAAAAACATAAAGCACCAAATCTACTATGTGTCTACACCGCCTGACGATGTTAGGGAGCTTGTTAATTTAATAAATAGCGGTGTTGTTGATTACATCCAAGGTTCTAGTTACGATAATAGAGTAAATCTACCTGAAGGTTATATTGAATCATTGTTAGCCACTTATGACCCTTTAACGGCTAAGCGTGAAGTTTATGGGCTACCTGTTGGGGCTGTTACCGAAAGACAGTTTGCATATTCGTACGACCAAAACTATCATTATACATCATTTTCAGAAATAAAATGTGTATTAAATAAATCAGAACCTATTAAATTGGCTTTTGATTTTAACGTTAATCCAGTAACGTGCATTTTAGGGCAATCAACCCATAAAACAATTAGAATATTCAAAGCGTTTTCAGCTCCAAATTCAGACACTGCTGCATTATGCGATTTAGTAATTGCTTATTTGGGTAGCGAAAAATATACAATCTTCATAACTGGCGATGCCAATGGGTACAAGCGTGACACTCGAAGCTCTATTAACGATTATCAAATTATTAAAGATAAGTTTGAGTTGAGAAAACCTCAATTGCTTGCTCCAAGAATGAATGCTTCGTTAAGAGATAGCAGGGTCTTATGTAATGCTATACTAAGCCATTTAGACTTAGCAATTAATTCAGATAACAACGCATGTAGGGATTTAGATGACGATTTGATAACCGTTCAGGTTGACGATTCAGGTAAATTAGATAAGAAAAAGCATGGAGCGCATACACTCGATAATTTAAGATATTATCTTCACACGTGGCATTATGATTTTTTAAAAACAAAAACTAAATAGTTTTCACTTTATTCTGATTATGTATTGCAAATATAGAATTAATGTTGTAGATTTGCATTACAATAAAAAAAGAACAAAAGTAAAATGAAACAAGAAATAACGTTAGAACAATACCTAAGATTAGGAGGTAAATTGGAAAGAGTAAATTGGCATGATGCCTTTTGTGATTATGGCGACCACAATAGAGGTGCAAAAGTAGTGTCTTATGAAGATAAAGGTGAAAAGGGTGGGCATAATACACCGCTATTTCATTTTACTTTTGACAATGGTAAAACTCATAGATACGCTATCGGTTGGATAAAAATAAAGGTTGATTTTGTGTTGTCTGAAACTTACCGATAACATATCTATACCCGAAAGTTTCCTATCTTTAAATGGATTCTAATCAGTTCTAAACTAAAATTATTCACAATAAAACTAAATAGTATGAAAGCAAAAGATTTAAGATTAGGTAATCTAGTTACAATTGATAATGAGCTGCTTTGGTCAGAATTAAAAGGTAAAGTGATGGTTGTAACTGAAATAGAAAAGATAAAAGAAACCATAGCTTTAATTAATTTTCCTTTGTCAAAGCACTATATAACAGTAGAAGATGAAGGCGGTACTGAATATTTTCAATCTAATGAGTTTATAAAGCC